CGCTGGCTCGGCTACTACTCCGACGTCGACCTGTACTGGCTCCCGGCCATCGATCCCGGCTCCGGGGTGTACCCGGGGAACGAAGTGATCATCGACCCGCTGACCATCCAGAGCGACCTGGTCGCGCCGCTGTGGCTGCGGGACGCCACCGGCAGGACCACCCGCACCGTCAACGGCATCAAGGTGTGGGAGGGGTTCATCGCCTCGATGAGCCCGAACCCCGACGGTTTGCAGATCCAGTGCCAGGGGGCGCTGTTCCAGCTGGACCGCTACCTGGCCAAGCCGATCTACCCGTCGTCGCCGTGGCCGCTGGAAGCCTTGATCGCCGAGCAGTTCTCCCACGCCCGCAAGCCGCACCTGCGGACCCACCCGCTGCTGGTCAGCTGGCCGTCCGGCTGGCACCGGGTGGTTCCGAAGTATTCCGGGACGTCGGCGGACATCTACGCACCGGTGGCCCGACCCGGGCAGAAGTGGACCGGCTACACCTCCCGGCAGACCGGCAGCTGGGATCACGCCCTCACCGGTTTCGTCCAGGACCAGCTGTCGGTGATGATCACCCGGCCCGGCGACGGGGTGCCCTCCGGCGACCAGTGGACCATTGCGCACCGGCTGGCCAACAGCGGCAGCTCCGGTCGGCAGCCGGTGCTGCAGCTGCGGCCCCGGTTCGCCGCCCCGAACTTCTCGATGTGGGTCGGCACTCCCGGGCTGGAGGTGTCGCTGTCCGGCGACTCCACGCAGAGCGAGAATGTCATTTTCGGCTCTGGCACCGACGTGCACGGCACCATGTGGCGCAACGCGGTGATCGCCAACGACGGGTCCCGCACCGATTACCTGCCGCTGGCCGCGTCCCGCGATGTGTATCCGTTCGCCGGCAACAAGACGTTCGTCCGCGGCGGTTTCGTCTCCGAGGCGATGACCAAGTTCTCCACCGGTTTTGGCCAGGTCGACGCCACCGACGTGGCCAAGCAGAACCTGGCCCGCGACTCCCAGCCCGGCTGGACCGGCACCGTGAAGCTGTCCACCGATCCGTCCACGTCGCTGTCCCGGTGGCAGATCCGCGCCGGGATGGTGATGCTGCTCAAGGGCTTCATGGGCACCGGCGACAACGGCCTGGTGCTGCACATCTCCGCGGTGTCCCTGCACCCGGAGGACGGCAGCGCGGAACTGACGGTGGACACCCGGTTCCGGGACCTTTTGACCGTGCAGGAGGCCTTCGAGCGGACCCGGGACCCGCTGACGCCGGTGAAGATGCTGCAGGTGAACCGGCAGTCGGTGATGATCCCCGACGTGCAGGCCCCGTGGGACTACACCGCCGGGTCCGGCTACATCCCCAAGGCGTCCAAGGCTTTCCACGACCACGTGCCGGTCAGTCAGGGCTTCCCGTACGCCGACTGGGCCAGCAAGCACAACCCGATGCACTACCAGACCTGGTATGTCCCCTGCCATGCCAGCGCATCGTCGCGTGACAAGCGTTGGGCCGGGCCGATCCCGGTGCTGACCAGCGAGAAGGGCGACATTCTGCGAACCGAGGTGGCCTGCTACGACCGGTACGGGCAGGTGCTGAAGATCCCGTTCCACGTGTCGTTCTACTACCTGCCGGTCGGGCCGTCGGCGATGCCCCGGGACGACGGCGGGCCGTCCCCGTACATCAACAATGCCTTCGAGTCCATCGACCCCGTCACCGGGCAGCCGTTCGCCGAGCACACCTATCTGGCCCCGGCGGACAGCTTCATCATCGGCTGGGGCAACCAGCAGAACGGCACGTTCAACCGGGCCGGGTTCTCGCCGGGCAGTGAGCAGGACGGGGACAGTCCGACCGGCCTGTTCGTCGACGGCGCCACCTGGAACTACGACAACACCGGGAACAAGCAGTACCTCAAGCAGCCGCCGCCCGGTTACAAGCAGACCGCGGCGTCCATCACCATTTACGCGATGTTCTACGCCGAGCACACCGACAACTGCTATTTCATCGGCCGGCTGTACCGGGCCAATCCCGGGACCGAATGATGGCGCTGCCGCCGACACCGACCTGGGGCACAAAGGCTCAGACGCCGCAGACCTTCAACTGGGCGATCCTGCGCTACCTGGACGGCAAGATCTACTGCGTCACTTATCAAGACGGGCCCGGTTATCTGGGTCTGATGGTCTACACCATCAAGATCGACACCTGGGAATTCAAAACCGGGCCGTTGCCGCACGACAACGACTACGCCCACACCTATCGCGCCCAGTTGGCCGTTGCCAACGGCAAGCTGTACTTCGTTCGTACTGCGTCCCGCTGGCCGACCGGGGTGCCTACGAATCACAACCAGAACTTCGACACCTATGGTTCGTTGCAGGTTTACGACGTCGCCGCCGACAACTGGACCGTGTTGGCCACCTATGACATCGTGCTGCAACCACACTGGCGGCCCTACCAGCGTTCCTCCGACACTTCTCCGGTCACTGTTCTGGTGAGCGATTCTTCCGATATGAGCATCGGTGTCGGTACCACCATTTATTCGATCGGCTACAGCGTCCTCACTGGGTCCAATGCCGAAGTGCAACAGCCCAGCCGTGAATTCTGGGGTTATGACGTCACCACCGACACCTTCACTCAACTCGCCGACCGGCCGGCGAACCCTGGTGACCCCACGTCGTTTCCTGACGTCATCCTGGGCAATAACGACACCACTGTCTTCGTCTTCCAGGCCAATGACTTCGGGAACTACATTGCGGCGTACGACATCGCCGGTAACAGCTGGACCGAACTGCCGACCCAACCGGGCCCCGTTATCACCTGGCCGGGATTCGCCGTCGACGGCAATACCCTGTACCTGCTCGGCGGCCGTGGATACACCGATCCGAACAACACCCCGTTGGACACGATCTACCGATTGGACCCTGGGGCGTCGGAATGGGCCACGGTAGGAACTCTGTCGGTGGCCACGTACGCGCCCGGCGCCATCATCGTCGACGACATCCTGTACCTCGTCGCCGGGGCAACACCAGATAGCGAATGGACGGATGCCACCTACGTCTGGCCGGGTGGTGTGGTGCTCCGATACCTGCGGATGAGCCAGCGGAACGACACCCTCGGCATCCAGCGGGCCCCCCGGCTGACCGGCACCAACAGCAACAACCCGAGCTCCCGCGCGTTGGGTAAACCCCGCCGGTTGGGTCAGAGCAACACCTACTGAAAGCGGCGACCGATGGCTGACATCCTGAGCAACTGGGCGGCCAACGCCGCCCTGGGCGTCATACTCCCGAAGAACGCCTTCCTCGCGCTGCACCAGAGCGACCCCACCCCCGCCGCGAACACCGGCTCCGAGGTCGGCGGCGGCGGCTACGAACGGCAGCCCATCGGGTTTGCAGATTCAGGGAATCGGTCCAGGGTGTCCATCTCCGCGCAGGTCTTCCCCGGCATGCCCGCCTGCGTGGTCACGCACCTGGCGGTGTGGACGGCTATCGGCGGCGGGCACATGACGTTCGCCAAGCAGCTGGCCACCCCGATCAGCGTCCTCGAGTCGGGCCAGTTCCTGGTTGCCGCCGGCGATATCGCGATGAGTTTCTAGACAGTTTTAGAGCCTAAGGTTCGCCCATGCCGCACATCATGCTGCCGTACCCACCAATCGACAGGGACCAGTTGTGGTGGGCGGTGAAGGCGTTGTTCGGGGTGAGCATCCCGCGGACCAAGGTGTGCCCCGACCACTGCGCCCCGTTCGACGCGTTCGCCGACGCCTACTTCCGGGAGTGCACCCTGCCCGGATTCGAGGGGCCGGTGTCCCGGGCGATCTGGCACGCCAGCCGCGGACTGGCCGGGAAGAGCTACACCCTGGCCACCCTCGGGCTGTTCTTCGCCTACGTCGTCGGCGCCGACATCACCATCCTGGGCGGCTCGCTGTCCCAGTCGAACAACGTCCACGACTACATGAACAAGACGATGGAGTTCGAGGGCATCCCCGGCACCATGACCATCGACCAGACGGCGACCCGGACGAAACTGACCAACCAGGGCCGGATCCGGCCGCTGCCCGCATCCCAGCGCAACGTCCGCGGCCCGCACCCGTCGATCCTGCTCATCGACGAGGCCGACGAGATGGAGCTGGACATCTACGACGCCGCGCTGGGCCAGCCGCTGCCGCAGGAGAACTATCTCGGCCAGTCGGTGGACACCTTCACCGTGGTGTCGTCGACGTGGCAGAACCCGGATGGCACCTTCACTGAGATCCTGCGGCGGGCCGAGGAGAAACACCAACCCAAGTACTCCTGGTGTTACAAGGAGTCCTCGAACCCGGTCGACGGGTGGCTGACCCAGAAGACCATCGACGAGAAGAAGGACTCCGTCTCCGCCGAGATGTTCCGGGTGGAGTACGACCTGGGTGAGCCGTCGATCGGGAACCGGGCGTTCGACACCGAGGCCATCGAGCGGACGTTCTGCCTGAAGTTCGCCCCCGGCGACGTGACCGGCGCCGGTCCCGGCTACATCGAGCACAAGGAACTCAAGGACTTCGAGGAGTACCGGTTCGCCCGGCGGGTCGACAACGCCCAGTATGTGGCCGGCGCCGACTGGGCCAAGGAGCAGGACAAGACGGTCATCTGGGTGGCCCGGATCGACGGGCCGCAGCGTGAGCTCGTCTACTTCCTGCGGGTCAACCGGCGGCCCTACCCGCTGATGATCGGCTACCTGAACAAGGCCATCTCCTACTACCGGGTGCCGCTGAAGGGCGTCTGGCACGACTCCACCGGGCTGGGCAACGTCGTCAACGACTACCTGGACATCCGGGCCAGGCCGTTCCCGATGACCGGCGACAAACGGGCCGTGCTGCTGTCTGAATACGTCAACGCGGTGGAAAAAGGCAGCTGGCGGATCCCGCGGATCCCCTCCACCTGGCTCGAGCACAAGTACTGCTCCACCGGGGATCTGTACTCCGGCGGGCAGAAGAAGGAGTTCCACCTGCCGGACACGGTGTGCGCCGCGGCGCTGGCCGAATACGCCGCGAAACGGTTCACCGGCACCGCCGGCCCGGTGGTGGTCAAACGCACCGACGAGCCGACGGCGCTGGACGAGCAGTTCGCCGGCAAGCAGGAAACCGTCAAGTCGGCGCTGTCGCCGATGCCGCAGCGGGCCTTCAACCTCGTCGTCGACTGATTCGCATCTGGCCCGCCTCGCCAGACTGAGGGGATGAGAGGCAGGGGCCAGTGACACGACCGACCGGACTCAACCTGGATCAGTTCGACAGCGACCTTCAGGACGAGATCAAAAACCTCCCACCGACGATGGAGGTCGGCGGCACCGGCCTGAACCGGTCCGGCGGGTACGTCCTCGACGAGTTCCTGCCGCAACTCCGGGGCCGGCAGGCGATCAAGATCTACCGGGAGATGAGCGACAACTCCGCCGTCCTCGGGGCCTGGATCTACACCGTCAAGCAGTTGCTGCGGCAAATCGAGTGGCGGGTCGAACCGGCGTCCAGCAAACCGGCGGACAAGCAGAACGCCGAGTTCGTCGAGCAGTGCATGGGCGACATGGAGCAGACCTTCGCCGACTTCATCTCCGAGGCCTGCTCGATGATGATCTACGGCTGGTCGGTCCACGAGATGGTCTACAAGAAGCGGCTGGGACTGTGGTACCCCGACCCGCGGCACCGCAGCAAGTACGACGACGGGAAACTGGGCTGGCGGAAAATGCCGATCCGCGGCCAGGAGTCGCTGCTGCGTTGGGTGTTCGCCGACAACGGCGACGTCGAGGCGATGGTGCAGATGCCGGCGCCGCACTACCGCAAGATCGTGCTGCCGATGCGGCGGTGCCTGCTGCTGCGGCCCGACCTGAACAAAGGGTCGCCGGAGGGCCGGAGCCTGCTGCGGTCCGCGTACCGGCCGTGGTTCATGGCGAAACGGTTCGAGGAGATCGAGGCCGTCGGTATCGAGCGTGACCTGACCGGCCTGCCTGTCGCGTACGTGCCGCCGAACGTGCTGAACCCGCGGCCGGGCAGCGACGACGCGAAGATGCTGGAGGCGGTGAAACGGGCCGTCACGTCGGTGCGCCGCAACGAGCAGGAGGGCCTGGTCTGGCCGCTGGTCTACGACGACGACCGGAACCTGCAGTACGACTTCAAGCTGCTCACCTCCGGCGGCAGCCGGCAGTTCGACGTCGGCGGGGTGATCCAGCGGTACGAGACCCGGATGCTGATGTCGGTGATGGCCGATTTCATCATGACCGGGCACGAGAACTCCGGGGCCAGCTATGCGCTGCACACCGACAAGTCGGGGATCTTCGAGACCGGGGTGAACGGCATCGCGAAGGCGTTCGCAGATCCGTTCAACCGCAAGGCCATCCCGCAGCTGTTCAAGCTGAACGGGGTGCAGCCGGAAGACCTGCCGCAGATCGTGCCGAACAACGTGAACCCGCCGGACCTGGCGCAGCTGGCGCAGTTTATCTCCGCCACCGCCGCCGCCGGGATGCAGTGGTTCCCCGACGGGGAGCTCGAGCAGTTCATCCGGGACGCGGCACAACTGCCGAAGGTCGACCCGGAGATCGTCGAGATCCACGACGTGCAGATGCGGCAGCAGGCGATCCTGGCACTGGCCGAGCAGAAGATGCAGGGCCTGCAGATGGAGCAGCAGGCCGCGACCGGTGCGCAGGGCC